AGGTCGCTTGTGCTCTGCGGTATTGTGTCGTGCAGCACTTTTGCTGTGATCACTCTCGGCGTTGTTGACGTGCCGATCGTTGCCTCTGCCTGCGTCATCGTTTCATAGGTTTCCCCGCCTCCACCGCTCTGTTCGGCGCTGGTTGCCACGAGATCATAGGTCGAGCCATTAAACAAAAACAGGTAATAGATGCCGGTCTTCAACTGCTCGGTCAGCGTGCTGCCGTTTCGTGTGATCGGATATGCGCCGGTTCCGTTGATGTTCAGAGTGAGATCCGCGAGCGCTGCCGTGTTCTCGTCATTGAACTTTACGAAGATGAAGCCGCCGGTGGTCAGTGTGAACGCGTCGCACCGGACCGTCTTCGCACTTTCGGAGCCTTCCGTTGTGCTCGTTCCGTAATGTCCCTGCTGGAACAGTTCGCCGATGTACATGGACGCGACCTGCGTGCCGTCTGTGGAGCTGACCATGAGGACCGGCTTTGACTCGTCACTGCCCAGGGTGATCTCATCTCCGCGCTCCAGCTGAATCTTGTTGAATTTACCATTGCCCAAAAGCACATAGCCAGCCTGTCTTGCCAGTGGTGCCGGAACCAAGCCTTCTGCTCCATTGTCAACCACGGTCGCTCCTGTAAACGGATCATAATTGATTCCCGGAGCGCCGATGGTCACCGTCTTGGTGGTCGGGTCAGCTGTGACCTGCACGTTAGCGCCTCCCGCGATGCTGAAGCTGTCGGTGGTTGTTCCTGCTGCGATCTCGGTCTGTCCGACCATGACCGTGCTGAACGCGTCCTGGTTCGCTTCAGCGCCTGCCTCGACTCCGTCCAGCTTTGCCTTGTCTGCGTTGGTGAAGTCGTTCGTTGTCAGGCTCTTGCCGGTTTCCTTCTGGACGAAGATCTGCCTCAGCTTCTCAAAAAAATAGGCGAGACCAGTCTCGTTTAGATATTTAGCCATGTGTGCTTATCCTCCCGTGACGATCTCGTCAATCTCTGCCGATGTGATCGGCTCCATGAGATCCTGCAGTCCGAAAGCTGCGCCGGTCTTGTTTCCGACGACCTGGACTCCGTTGATCTCCGGTTTATCAGTTAACTGGTTGTAAGATGTCGCACCGCCTCCGGATCTGAACACCTGTCCGAAGCCGGCGGTCATCTGCTGTGTCTCCTCGATGTCCACCGGGATCTCGCCTCCGTCGTTATAGGCGGAAGCGATGCCCTGGCTTTTGCTTGAGAAGTCGGCAGAGATCTCCCGTTCCTCGGTGATCTCAGCGTCAACGTCTGCATTGATGGGGATCTCTGCGTCGGTTGTTTCTGTAGCTGTAAACGCTCCGGAAAAGGTCTGCCCGGTGCTGAACTCTGCACGGAACTCCTTCTCCGTCATGAGATCTCACCAGCCTGGATCACGTCGTAAATGTTGACGCGCTCGATCTGGCTCGCCAGCGCGAGTCCTCCGCTCAGCAGAATGCGGACCTGGATCAGTCCGCCAGCGCCTGCCTGGAACTGCAGCGTCTCGGCCTGCGTGAGATTGATCGAGATGTCTGAGCCGGTGATGAGCACGGCTCCGTTTGTCAATTTTTTGGTGATGATCTTCGGCTGCTGTTTCAGCGTGACCCAGATCTCGGAGGCTGTCGCGAGATCCACATCCTCGGGAACATGGATCGTTATGGTCGGCGTGGTGCCGCGTGTGATATTGATTGCCATCTGTCTGCCTCCTTAGTAATTAGAGTTCCATTTTATCGTTCCATACAGGCTGTAACCGGTGACCGCTTCCTTAGCTGGTGTGCGAAGGTTTCCGAATCCGTTGGCGTTGACCTGGACCCAGACGTCCTGCCCGTTTGAATAGTCCCATAGCTGGAAATACTGAGCATTAGGAACCTTTGGCTCCCACGGAATACCGCCGGCTGCGGCTGTGATTGCTGAAGCTGCCGGCAGTGATGTGCACGCCTGGAACACGCAGGTGACCTCTGTTCCGATTCTGGTTATGGTCACTCCGCTGGCGCTGTAAAGAACGTGCACCGGTGTCTCGTTCAGGAAGAACCGACCGTCCCATCCCTGGACAAGCGCGGCGATGTAGGCACCGGCTCTCTGGTACCCGGCATCGTTTAAATGAATCTTGTCGCTGTCGGAATAACCGGACGTGTTCAGGAACCAGTCGGCGGAGACCGGACTGCCACAGACTCCGTTCAACGCCGGAGTGTTCACCCATGCCCTGACCTTTGCGTAGAAGGATGTCTTTAGATATCCAGCTTCCTGCATCAGCGGAATGATCCAGATTCTCGCGTTCGGGTAATTCGTTTTGCAGTAGCTCACAAAGTTATTGATTGCCGTGACGATGTTCGCCTCGGTGACTGCGTCCAGGTTAAAGTCATTGAAGCCACCGCCGACGATGATGTACTTGAAAGCGTTTCGCTGTTCCTCGGTGATCGTGTTCGTGTACGCTGTCAGTGCCTGCAGGAACGTCATGCCAGAGTAGTCGGCGTTGTTGTTGCCGGTCGACACGAAGTCGCCACCGGACTGCTCAATTACTTTCGGATTGCATCCGGTGCGCTGATAGAAGTAGTACGGCCAGCCGCGTCCAGCTTTACTTCCGGAGATGTTCGTCCATTTTGTCAGATCTCCCTTGGTTCCCAATGCGAAGCTGTTTCCGATCAGAAGGCACCGCGTGCCCTTGAGGCTCGGCTGTGCGATCGGGTACATGATCGTCTGCCATGTGCCGTTAACGTACTCCTGATAGCTGTATGTTCCGTTTGCCGGATAGAAGAGAACCTGGTAGTAATGACTGTTTTCACCGATCCATCTGATGTACGGGTTACCGCCAGCGCTCACCGCTGCTGTGAACCCGTTCAGATTGCTGCCGATGATATCGCCAGTGAACATCACTTCTTTCCAGTCTGCAATTTCCTGCGAGTTCTGTCCGTAACTGGTCACGTACAGCTTGCCGTTCGGATTGCCTGCGGTCACGTATTTCAAAAACAGCATGTTGCGCGCCACGTTGACTCGGATCACTCCCAAAAGGCCGACAGACGGAACGCCTCCGAACTCTGTGGTGGCGTTTACGTTATGGAACCACATCGACCTGTTTTGCATAGATTCGACGACCGTGGCGAGATCCGTTTCGGTGCTGAATGCATCCGGTGCGTAGATCTTCCAGCCGTTCACCAGTCCCTGCAGGTTTGTGATGTTCGTCGTGGCGTTTCCGAGATTGGTGGTCAGCGTGCTGATGTTGGTCGTATTGGTTGCCACCTGGTCGGTGACGTCTGCCACGCCTTCAGCTGCAGCGCGTGCATCTGCTGCCGAAGCCTGAGCCTCTGCCGCTGCCGTGTTTGCCTGCGTCACCAGCTCCTCGAAGATCGGGATGTCCGTCTCACTGATCACGTCATCGGAGTTAAGCGCGGCGGCTTCGACGTACAGCACGAAGTTCGCCGTTCCGATTTTGTTTCCATTGGAATCTGTAACGATGACCTCGCAGATGGTCGGTCCGGCGACTGCTGTCATCTGGTCTCTCAGGGTGAAGTTGACCGTGCTGCCGGATGAGCTCACGTACGAATAAGCAAAGCCTGTTTTATCTGGTTTCGTACCGCGCAGCGATATAGACGCGCCGGTCGGAATTGTAAAAAGCCGACCGTTCTCATGCAGCGTAAACGCCAGCGTCCGGCTTCCTTTGTCGTACTGTGAAACGTAAACGACCAGCGGCGCTCCGTTCGGCACGAGGTCCAGAACGTAGGTCTGAGTTATCATTGCCATTATGCGATGTCCTCCACTTCCAGCGCGAAGCTCCCGCTGTGCAGGACCTCGGCTCCTTTTGTAAATTCGAGTGTGCAGCGGAACCGTCCGGCTCTGGCGGCGAGCTCTTCCGTGCAGTCAATGACCACGCGATTGTTCTCGACCTCGCAGATCACCTCGGCACCGTTCTCGCAGATCAGTTTCACCTGATCGGCGTCGATTACCCAGCGTGCATCGCCGAAGTAAATCGGCAGCCGCCACTTACGGAGCACTGTGTCTCCCTGCGAGCATCGCAGGACGCTGACGTTCTGCTGTGGTTCCAAGTTGATTATCATCAGAAGACCTCCCCTTTATGCTGCGACAAGGACTTTGTATGTGTATCCGTCTTTGTCGGTTATCTGCTGCCACCTTGCATAGTGTGATTCACCGCCGGCGCTGATGATGAGGTTTCCGGACGTGTCGATGGCGAGATAAGTGGCTCCGTAAACACCAAACATGTAATAATTCGCACCGGCAGAGATGGAACCGATGGCTCCGCCTTGCTGGTTGTACGTGTACATGCCGATGGAGCTGGACGATGCGTCGGTCTCAATCAGCAGCTGACTGGAGACCCGGTTCACGCCGTTCCAGGTGTTATAGATCCTGGTTTTCGTTTTACTTGTGGTCGTGTCCATTTCCAGACGGCTTGCGCTGTTGGCTTCTCCGGGCCAGCTGTTCGAGATGTTGATGCGTGTGCTGGTCGGCGTGTTCATAACACCAACCTGATTCTGCATGACTCCGTGCCTTTCGTTAAAAATAACCGCGTCATAGATGTTGTGGTATTCGTCTGCCGATATTTTGAATCCATTAGCTGCATCGCCTGTTGTCGGCTCGTAATTGACGAACGCACTCAGATTTCTCGGTTTTCCCGTTTCGTCATCTATAACATGTTCAAGAGTCAGGCTGTTTGCCCATTCCTCTTCGCCATTTATGTATTGGCTGTTGTACGCTTCAAATGATCCGAATGTGCTGAACTTTATATCGCCGCGTCCTGAGAAAAGGATCCCGTCAGTGATTCCAGAGACTGTCACCTGTTTTTCGTCCTCTTTTCCGAAGACCATGGTTGAGCCTCGGATGAGTGAGCCGACGATGTTGATTGCTTCGATCGTTCCGGACCTTATGAAGTCCGCGTTGAACTTGCCGTCGATCGTCCAGGCTGAGATGAACGGGCCATTATAGCCGGTCTGTGAGAAGCCAATGCCTGCCTTGTTCATCCGGATCACGTTCGTCGCCGTCTCGGTGTTGTCAGTATCCATGATCAGGATTTCTTCCGGCTGTCCTGCGGCGTTGGTCTTCATGACTACGTAACCGCCGAGACCTCCGCTGATGAGCTGCGTCGCTTCCTCGATTGCTTTCTCAAAGAAGTTTTTCTGCTGACTCACTTCTTCCTTTACTGCAGCAAACGAGTTGTTGATCGTGCTCGACAGTGATGCCCTGGCGTTCCCCAGCTCGATGCTCTGGTATCGTTCAGCCAGAACGTCATACACCGTTTTGTTCACTTTTGCGGTGGCGGAGATGTTCAGCTTTTCGAAGAAAACAGAAACGGTATCGCACAAAGAAACGCGTTCCAGCGGCGCGATGTTTTTGTACTCTTCCGTGTCTGCGAGATTTACAAACGACACGCTGATGGAGATGTTCGGTTCTCTCAGATTGTTCGCCTTAACATAAGCGGCGGCCGCTTTATTGACTTCGGTCTTGCTCGGCAGTTCAGTGCCCTGGAACCGTGACGACAGATCCAGATTATAGATCCGCGGTTCTGCCGTCTCGATCAGCGTCAGCAGGTCGCCGATGACGATCTGCTCGTTAGATGTCACGTACGGAACGACCGCCGTGTACATCGATTCGATGTTTTCTTCCTGCTTAATGTCCGTCAGATTCTTGCCGTATGCGATGCGCACGCCGCGGTCTTCTCCGCGGTTGTGCAGAAGCTGCACAGTCAGCCCGTTGTATCTGTACTCACCGCCGAAGACATCCAGCAGAGATCCCTGCTGTCCTCCCATGAGCGCTCTGGCGCTCTGCGGCACCGTGTTTCGGAACGTGCTGCTTGTGTTGTCGATTGTGGTCGAGAACGTAAAGGCAGCGCCTCCGGTCATGTTTGACTTCAGCAGCCGGAGCGCATTCGCTGCGCCGGTTGCCTCAAACGGCCGCACGGATGTCTTGTTCAGGTCGTAAGAGATATGGTTCGCGCGGATCTGAACGAGACCGTTCAGCGGTCTGGTCACTTTGCAGATGCGGAACATCTGCGGATCGTCGGTCGTGTTTGGTTTCGCCGTGACGATTCCGCCGAGCGTGATGTCTTTGTAATGCTTCGCCTCGATCGGCAGCGTCATCTCGAGATAATACGCGCCGTTGCGTTCTTCCGTCACTTTGCAGACCGTTGCTTCCGGCAGTCTGCCGAGGCCTTCGGTCCTGTCACTGGCAAGCTCCGCCAGGGTCTTTTCTGAATCCAAGAGCTTCGGGATCATAGCATCCACCACCTAGGGTATACGTCGATGACTAAGCCGGATGTCACAGTGATGTAGTTCACTCCTGGAGCGAGAGCAGGAAACACTCCAGAGACGAGCGTCAGCTGGCTGTTCCGATTGGTGGCACCTTCATAAGCGTCCTGCATCTCTGTGTCGATCACTGTCGCTCCGTTGTTTGCCGTCAGGATCATGGTCACGTTGTTCACCGTGATGGTTCCCGTGCCTTGCTTGACGACGATCTTTGGCAGCGCTGTTTGTGATGTGGGATTATAAAGAGCCACCCTTCCAGCTGAGGTGACCTCGGTGGGGGATTCCCCGATGGTCAGCCATCTCTGTGGCATCCGGTCAAATGTAAGCGTGAAGGTTCCGGCTTCGTTAAATCGAACATCCGGATCTATCGGCCCGACGAATCGAGCCATTCTGTATTCGTTGGGATGATAAGTGTCTTCCAGTCTGTGGTATGCACTGTCCTGCTGCAGAAAGTTTCTCAGGGCTGTCAGATTCGCTTCGAAATTTTCGGCGATAAATGATTCATAGGTCTCCTGAACGTTTGAATATCTTCCGTTGTCAAACGTCAGCGCGCCGTTCCTGCCCGGGACCTCGATCGTGCTGATGTCCCTTTGCGGACTCTTGTAAGTGCCTCCGCCGGAGATCCGTGTCTGGAACTCCAGCGAAGACTTTCCGTTGTAAATCAAATACTCATAGATTGGACGCTGTCTCATGCGAAGACCTCCTGATCTATCTGCAGTTTCTCGTTGATTCTGTCAGCCACAAGGTCCGCCAGCTGTTCCTCATCCATGCCTGGCGCCGGATTGACCACGATGTTGATGGTGGCACCGGCAGCGCCTCCGCGGTTCATTGCACCGGAGATCATGTTCATCAGCGTGTTCTGTCCGATCACGATCTCACCGCCGGCTCCGTCTCCGAAGCCTTTGAGCCCTGATGCTGTTGGGAGCACCGTTGGACTGGTGAACATCATTGCGTTGTTATACGCCTTTTTGTACCAGTCGACAGAGAAGCTCGGCGCCGATGGTGGCCATATTGAGAAGCCTCCGGAGATGCTGATGTGCGGCATCGCCAAATGCGGAAGGCTCCAGTTGAAGTTGAAGAAGCCCCTGATGGCGTTGATGGCTCCGGATACGATGTTTTTCGCCGACTCCATCACGTTGCTTATGGTGCTCTTTATGCTGTTGAAGATGTTCGAAACCGTGGTCAGTGCGGCATTGAATCCGGTGCTGATGGTTGTCTTTACCGTATTGATTACGTTGGAGACCGTCTCCTTTATGGAGTTGAAGATCGTCCGGATCTTCTCGCCGAGAGCCTGTGCCGTCGCTTTGATCGTGTCCCAATTTTTGTACAGCACGACGCCGATTGCAATCGCGGCACCAATGGCTGCGACTGCGATTCCGACCGGACTGCTCAGCGCTGCCATGATTCCTCCGGCAGACTGCACGGCTGTGGAGATGGTGTTAAACGTTTTAATGACCTTCGACCCGATGGTCACGACATTGCCCACGGTCGTAATTACTCCGCCGATAGCTGTCACAAGCGGTCCGGCTGCCGCAACAAACAGGCCCATCTTCACGATGTTCTGTTGCTGCTGTTCTGTCAGACCGGAGAACCACGTTCCGAGCTGTCTTACGACATCGCCGATCTGGACAAGCACCGGCTGCAGAACGGTCATCAGATTGTTTCCGATTTCTGCCCCGGTGATCTTCAGTTGGTTGAGCGTGAGCTGCCACTGGTCGATCGGATCAAGAGTCGCGGTGAACGTTTCGGATACGCTTCCGAGGTTATCGTTCAGCGTGCTCATTCCGCCGGAGAACATGTCGATTCCTAAGATTCCGGAGCTGAACGCCTCATACAGTTTCGGGCCAGCCTTGGCACCGAAGATCTCGACAGCATCGCCGGATGAGCTCAGCGCCTGAGCAAAGGCCTCCTGCATCGGGATCCCATCTTTGTATGCCTTCTGTTGCACCTTGGCCAGACCGGTCATGGCGACCGATGAGTCGATGCCGGACTTTTCCAGACGTCCGAGCAGTTTGGCTGCGTCGGCTGCGTTCATGTTCATCGACCTGAGCGCCGCGCCGTTGGTGACCATGGACTGCGCCAGCTTGTCCACTGAGATGCCAGTGTCCTGTCCGACTTTGTTGAGTGTATCCAGAAGCGGACCGGCATCCTGAACGGTGAGTCCGAACGCGTCCATGACTTTCTGGACGTTGTCGATTGATGTCGAAACGTCTGTGTTGTTGAGCTCTGCGAACTTGATGAACTGGCCGGAGAGATCCTCGAGCTCCTGCCCGGTCACTCCGAAGCG